GGCAATTCTTCTGGGCTTCACTGCTTCCAGGTGGAAAGATCAATCCGCACGTTGGCGTGAACGGCATTCTGTACAAGCGAATCCCTGATCATTACCGCATTCAAATCTGCTGGTTCCCAGGAACGGGCGCTGCATTTCACGTTCAAGATCGATTCATCGAGTACAAGGAAGATGCGTGCTTCGGCTTCGAAGACGGTAATGAGCTTCACTGGGTCGAGCATCATGGCGATCAAATCAGAACCACTCTCATTCTTGATGTGTGGCGTGATCAAGTACCTGCGCTGCGCGCACCTCATCCAGATGCTGTTCTCAAAAGTTGATCTGGACATCTCGTTCACGAAGCAGGCACGTCGTGGAAAGTACGTGCTTAGCTACGGGCCGATCCATTACTACACCGTTCTCGGTAATCCATTCCCGTTCAAACTGATCAAGGCCTGGAAGCCGGACCTTGTGCGTTGGGTTGAGATCACTGGCACGCAACCAGCTGGTCCGCATCGTGATCATGGGATTACGACCACGTTGAATTGCTACATGGATGCTCCGTCTGGCGAGACGAAATTCTGGCGTGAAGGCGCGAACAGTGCTCCATTCCGTGTAAAGGGCGCCGTGACATCGAACGGGTACGTGCAAAGCACACTGGATTTTGTTGATTCATTCAAGGCGTTCACGGGTGACGCGTACCTGCTGAACGTGTCTGAAATCCACTCGGTTGAGAAGGAAATCGACGTCAATCGGCGGTTCATCCAGCTCTCTTGGAACACCGTACCGTTCGACCAGGTTCTGAAGCTCGTTCAAACGCCGTTGTAGTAAAATTGGTTCCATCATGGAACCGAAACTTCTGACACGCGATGCCTTCCGAGAAGGTGTGTTCGCACGGGACAAGCACAAGTGCGTGTTCTGCAGCGAGCCTGCTCAGGACGCGCATCACATTCTCGAGCGCCGTCTTTGGCCTGATGGCGGGTACTACCTCGAGAACGGCGCGTCTGTTTGCGGTGAGCACCACATTCTGTGCGAGCAGACTGTCATTTCGGTCGAGCAAGTTCGCGATGCATGTGGCATTCGCCAACCGCACGTTCCTCCGCATTTCTACCCAGATCACCAGTACGACAAGTGGGGCAACCCTCTGCTCGATGGTGGCAAGCGCGGTCGTGGTGAACTGTTCTTCGACGAGTCAGTCCAGAAGGTCCTTGGCCAAGGTGGCGTGCTCGATCTGTTCACGTTGTACGCGAAGTACGGACGGACGTTCCATCTGCCATGGTCTCCTGGCATTCACGACGATGACAAGGCGCTGAAGGACTGCACACAGTTCGAAGGTAAGCGCGTGATCATGTCGCTGAAAGCCGATGGTGAGAACACCACTGGGTACTCGGACGGGCACATTCATGCTCGCTCGATTGACAGCCGAGGCGGTGAAGATCGCGCTTGGGTGAAGCAATTCCTGTCTGAGAACGTGTGCTACAACTTGCCTGAAGGCTGGCGAATCTGCGGTGAAAATCTGTGGGCCGAGCACTCGATCAAGTACAGCGACTTGAAATCGTACTTCTACGGCTTCAGCCTGTGGAATGAACGGAACGTCTGCCTCTCGTGGGACGAGACGATCGAGTATTTCGCTCTGTTAAACGTCACTCCAGTCGACGTGCTCTATGACGGTATCTGGGACGAGGCTGCGATCAGGAAAATCGAGAAGACGCTTGATCTTGAGAAGGTTGAAGGGTACGTGATCCGACTCGCTGAAGCGTACCCGTACAGCCAATTCAAGAGCTCGATCGCGAAGTTCGTCCGACCCGGGCACGTACAGACATCTAAGCATTGGCGGGCAGGTAGCCGCTTCACACCGAACAAACTAGCATGAGTGATCAACTTCCGTTCCTGTTCTCTGACACGTACACGCTCGAAGGGTACGTTCCACCGTTCGGGTACTCAGACACGCTCCTGAATCTGGAGTCACGTCGAGTCCAAACCGGTGGCCGAGGCCGAATTCACTTCGGTGTCGGGTACGATGATGACGAAGGCGAGCCAACGTACGAGCTGCGGTACTCGGTCACGGTTCTTGGTGTTCCAATGCCAGGTGATCACGACTCGGCGTACGGCGTGAATCGGATCAGTCAACATGATGACAAGTTCACGATTGCCGCTAAGTGCGTGAACGCGTTCTTGGATAACAAATGGATGTGCGATAAGCATCCAGAAGCTGCGAAGTTCTTGAAGGAGAATGCGAAAGCGCTGAATCAGTCGAAGCGGTACTGGTCGGCACAAGAGCACCTGAAAGAGATAGCGAAAGAGAAGATCAAGCTCGCGCAGATGCAGCGAAAGATTCAGCGTGCAGAGCTTGTTGCTCAGCTGAAGGCGTTCGAGGTTCTAGAGGGTCGGCAACTGAGCGACGAAGAGCGTCAGCAGAAGTGGGCCGAGATCAGTGGTGGCTTGCCGTACGGGGAGTATCAACCGTGAATGAAGACGTTCGATACTACCTTGGCTTGGTGGTCCTGCTCACCCTTCTAGGCGTGCTCGTTCTGATCAGATAAAAAGAAGGGTCTCCATTTCGGGAGACCCTTTCAAAGCCCCGAACCAGCAGCGGGGCGGAGACATCCTAAAAAGGGGGCTCTCACTTCACACGAAATGAGAGCCCCAGAGTGAGCCAGCTGAGGAGGAGAAGAGGCTGCCTTGGAACAGCTGCTGGCTCACGGTTTATTCTATCCAGACTTCCTGGGATTATCCACGTCCAGGTGAAACAGTCTGTAAGCGCTTCGCGCTTGAACCCGCTCTCAGGATCTCGTGCAATTGCATTGAAACATACAATGATGTTCTCGCATCAATTTTGTAATTTTGGAGTTTCAAATGTACCTGCACACCGCCGAACCGAAGACCGCCGATCAACTGCTCGCTCGCCTCCGTGAGATCGAGCGTGGTGCCATTCGTCGCGCTACTCCCGACGGTCTGGAACAACTCCGCGTCGATGCATTCCGCGTTGATGGTCCTGTGTCGGTCGAGACGATGGCCGAAGTGAAGCGCCGTCTCGATGAAGACTTCGCGAACGCCGGCGATTACAACCAGGGTCAGTACATCGTTCACAAGTGGGCGAGCTGATGAGCCGTGAGAAGCAACAGGCGCTGATCGACATCTGCTTCGAACTCGTCAGTGTTTCACTGAACAGCGTGTTCCTTCAGAAGCTGGATCGCGAGAGCCGGATGGAGTGGGTCGCACAGCAGCTTCGCGACAGCGGTTTCGACACAGTTCCTTGTGGAGCGAGCTGGGGAGTCTTGAAGCCACCACCCCAGATCGAGTGCCCTGATTGCCGTGGCACTGGAGAACAATTCGGTTCGTTCGCATGCGATGAGTGCGATGGAGTCGGCACAGTGGAAGCACCAGAATGATCGTTTACGTCACTCGCCCTGATAACCACGAGCTCGTCATGGGTGGGTGGCGTGATGTGCGAGTCTGGACAAAGAAGCCAGACTTCCATCACACCCCGGTTGGTGGCTTCAACCCGCTGCCGCATGAAGATCCTCGCGCCACGTACCGTGATCAGGGCTGGGGATCCAATCGAGTCAATCATGGGCAGCCATTCAAGCCGCTCACGAAGCAGGACAAGGATCTTGAGCAGAACGCTTGGAACCTGGTTGCCTGGTCCGCCTGCGCGAAGGGTGTCAGTCTCGAAGACTGGCAGACCTGGGCACACACGATGCCATTGAATGACGACGGCACAGAGCAAGATCCGACGTGGGGGTACGACAACTGGTCGAATCTGATGTTCCATCGGACCAGAGATTCTGACCTCACTTCGAACGTGCACTACAAGCGATTCCTGATGGAGGTGAATCTGAAGACGGCCCAGTGCAAGATCATCGTGCCACGCGTTCACTGGTACGATCCGGACAATAAATCGCTCGGTGGCACGTATCACTCCGCCGAGACGCAAGAAATCTCGCATGATTTCGCAACTCGCATGAACTACGCGATCGCTGAAGACGACGACATCCCGTTCTGATCTGTATTTCATTTCATAGAAGACCTACAATACACGCATGACTATCAAATCAAAACACATTGCAGTCGGTGCAGCCGTTCTCGCAGTCATTACCTTCGTCGCCTTCGTTTGTACGTGGCTGATGTTCATGCACACCGAGACGGTCGATCCTGGCTACCATGGCGTGATCATCGACAAGCCATACTTCGGCGGCCATCAAGGTGTTCGAGACGAACCACTGAAAGAGGGCCGGATTCTGCTCTTCCGCACCTCCTCGGTCGAGGACGTTCGAATGACGCCACAGTCGCACGTCGTGAAGGTCGATGACTACTCGTCGAAGGACAACATTCTGCTTGACTTTGAAACCACGATCCAGTTCCGAATCACGGATGCTGTGAAGCTGGTTGACAAGTTCGGTGCAGGTTGGTTCGACAACAACATCAAGAATCAGTACCTGGCGATCGTGCGAGAAGCCGTGAAACGGAAGACGATGACGGAGATGATGTCTGATGTGAATGCTGCGCAGCAGATCGATGACGAAGTCACGAAGGGTCTGCAAGCACTGGTCACGAACTCCAATCTGCCGATCGAGATCTTGAATGTGTCTATGGGCCGTGCAAAGCCGAACGAGAACGTGCTCGCTCAGATGAACGAAACCGCTGCGCAACAGCAACGGAAGAAGACACTGATCGAAGCTGAAGCGGCTGAAGTGCAACGTAAAGCCGAGCAGACAGCGAAGGCTGCAGCTGATAACGCGTACCGCAATGCGATGGGTCTCTCGCCAGAGATGTTCATCCAGCTTGAGAGCATCAAGCGGTACTCCGATGCTTGTGCAAAGTCTGCGCACTGTATCGTGACCTCCGGCCAGACGAACATTCAAGTACCGGTGAAGTAATGTACGACCTGAACGCAACAATTGACAAGATCTTCTCGCTCGCGAACCGAGACAAGAAGGCCTCGTACGGTCTGCTGGACCTGACGACTCGCCTCGGCAATCTTGCCCTGACGATCGAAGCTCAAGACAATAACGAGCCTCACCGGGGCCTCGCAGGTGAGTCGGCCGAAATGGTGATGAGCGCTATTGCTGTGATGGGCCGGGTGCTACAGGGCCACCCTGATGCAACGCAGGTCATGTGCGGCCTACTGCGAACTCGGATCGAGCGCTGGAACGATGGTCTGCCGCCTCCCGGACCGAGCGTCTCGACGAACGGTATCCTGCAAGCAATCGCCATGCGTCGGAACAACATCGAGTCGATCGATCTGCCTGAGCCTCCGGCTCCTCCAGTGATCACAATAAAGGTCGCGCCCAAGGTTCCTGATCCAGCTCTGCTCGGTACTGGCCGTGTGTACGTCACGATTCGGAAGCATCCACTCGGAATGCCTCAGCCGACTGGTACTCGTCGCGTATACCGCATGGATCAGAACGGTGAAATCCTTCGGATCGGGATCGGCAAGGAAGGTAATCAGGGCTGGACGGTGAACGTGAACAATTTCCAACCAACGTTCCTGACGTTCCGATTGGAGCACGACCGTGGTCGAGCAGTGCCGATGCTCGAGGCGCTGGAATATTTCAAACGACACAACCAGTAACGTAAATAAGGCTGACTTAATTTAAGATTCAGCCATGGCATTTTCCCTCCTGCAAGAAATGGCGAAGCGTACCTCCGCTTCGCAGTTCTACGAACTCGGCAAGAAAAAGTACGGAGCCGAGAAGGTGAAGTCTCTGACTTGGCCTGAAATCGTAGTGATCGCAAAAGAGAACGACGTTCTCATTCCTAGCGGCCTTCCTAAAATGAAGGTCGCTCGGGGGCGTTTTACTCTCGTTCCAGCAGATCATGTTGAGAAGGAAGAGCCAAAGGCTGCCGCCCCCGCACCAGCTCCAAAGGCTGAACCAAAGGCTGCTCCTGCACCTGCACCAGTTGCAGCTCCTACGCCAGTCGAAGCCCCAGCCGAATACAAGCGTCCAAATCTGCACGGTGCAGCGTACTTCTCCGAGTGGAGCCGTTTCTACGACGCCATGAAGAAAGAATGGGGCGAATTCAAGCTGAAGCGAGTCGAATCCGGTAAGCAGACACGCGATCGTCTCGGCACAATGTGTGGTGACAAGCTCATGGTCGACGAGAACACGCACAACGTGATGGGTATCTGGACCGTGTCCGGTTCCGACAAGATGATGGGCCGCGGCTTTGTCGTGTACGGCAGCGGTTACGTTGCTAAGAAATCTGCTGCGAAGGCAGAAACTCCGAAGGCTGAACCTGCACGTGAAAAGCGCAAGGGTGGTACAGCTACTGACGCAGAAAAGAAGGCCGCGCTTCTTGACGTGAAGCTTGCAATGCGTGATCGCGATGCACAAGGCGCCGATTGGGGCGAGTTCAGCACGAACGGGAACGCCATGACTCTTGACGTTCGCTATTGGGGCCGCTGGGAAAACCCAGAAGGTGAAGAAGACGAAGAAGACTACGACTGGCAGAAGCTGTCGGCCGAGTCACGTAAGAAACTGGAGCGAATCCTCGGTGACATCGAAAAGCGTCATCCAAAGGTCGCATTGTCGTACAGCACAGAAGAGAAGAACTGGCTGGTCATTCTCGCAAATTAAGGTATACAATCATGAAGATCCAAGAACTCCTCTCTGAAGGCATGTACGTAGTCAAATCCAAAGACGGCGTTGAAAAGCGCTTCAAAAAGTCCGACTCCCCTGAAGCCAAGGACTGGGCTGCTAGCACCCAGAAGAAGGCAACGCTCGCGAAATACTCGCAAGCATGGTGGAAAGACAAGGAAGACAAGGCAAAGTGGAAGTGGAATGACGCTGATGCTGTCTATCCATGGACCGAGATCGATGACGATGAGCTGAACTCGAGCATGGTCTCGAAGGCCACGTTCAGTGGTGATCAGAAGATCAATGATTACCACATCCAAAAGGAATACTCGACCACGGTCGACGGCGTGAAGTGCGCTACCGTTGATGTGTTCGCGCAAGTTGTTCACAACGTGCATGACCTCGGATACGACGACGAAACGATCAAGGGCATGGATCTTGATAATGAAGACGGCGATGTTATGGACGGCGAAACCGTCACGTTCCACCGTGATCCAAAGAATCCAAAGAAGCTCGTGAGTGCATAATGAAGCTCTTTGAACTGACTGCCGATCTCGAAGCAGCGCTGAACGACAAAGCGAATGGCGCTGATGAGGTCGAGTACAAGGGTAAGCGGTACCGCCGCTCCGGCCCAAAGAACGCGACGAGCAAGCCAGGTCGCTGGAAGCTCGTTGAGGCAGTCGTTCAGGCCAGCTTCGGCAAGCGCCGAGGCGTCGAGCAGGACACCGGAATCGAAGTGCCTAAGGGCTATGACCGCTTTGAAGTCGAACACACCGAGGGTGAGAAATCTGCTTGGGTGATCGGCATCAAGGGGAACACGAAGACGAAGATCTCCCGTGCAGATCTGGTTCTCGCTCGTGAGCTCGTGAAGGCGTACAACAAGGGTGGTAAGACGGACAGCGGCTTGAAGCCAATCTCGCTGATGCAGGCGTTCGGCTCGAAGGAAATGAACGTCTTGCACGACAACGGTATCACGTTCGCTGAGAAGCCATACTGGCACGACTTTGAAGAAGATGGTCGGCGCGCCGACAAGAACATCCATCAAATCGCGCTCAAGAAGGTCGAGAAGCTGATTGGCAAGATTCCTGAGTACTCGGCCAAGGAAGTGTACGGCACGGACGTGAAGCAGAACGGTATGCTTGGTGATGTGAAGAACATGCCAAAGGAAGCCGTCGTGATCATTAAATTCAGCGACGGAACGCGCTATCTTGCTGACACCACGCAAGCTCGCTCGTACATTCGCATGTGGCAAAAGATCGTGTAATGTTGACCTTCAAAGACTTCATCGCAGCTCAGGCCCTTTACGAGGACATCTTCGTAAAGGGTGATGAGCTTCTGGCTGCCGTGAATACGAGCAGCACCGTTCGTAAGCCATCAACTCCTACGTCGATCAGCACGAATCTCCGTCCACTTGGCCGTCAGACAGGTCTCACTCGTGGTCTTGATGTGTGGTACGCTTTCTCGTACAAGCCATCGGACGAATCTGGTGGCTCCACTGATCTGCTGAAGTCTTTCAAGGGTAAGGGCCCGTTCAAGTTCACCGATGCTCGTCGTGAGAAGTTCATCGATGACACGACAACGCACATGGCATCCGAGTTCAAGAAGATGAACCGCGTTCCAGACGTGATCGTCACGCCTCAGTCTTCGAGCGTTGTGGTTGCTGAGTTCGCTACCGCTCTCGCAAAGAAGCTTGGCGTTCAATCAGCTAAGATCGGCGCGTTCAAGAAGGCCGACGCTATTCAGCTCCCTGAAGACAAAGAGAAGGCGCTCACTCTGATCCAGTCGAAGTACATCGACTTGGACTACATCCTCGAGAAATTCAAGGGTGACGACAAGCAGATCGACGTCGTGATGCGCGAAATCTCGCTTGCTGTCTATCGCTCGATCAAGAAGCACGGTCACATCGTCGCGAAAGAGCTGCCGAAGATGTTCAGCAAGTTCGTGAAGAACATTGTTGACAATGCGCTCGAAGGCGATGATCAGTACATCCTGTGGGACAAAGACGTGATGGTCGTCGATGACGTGCTCTCGTCTGGTGCCACAATGAGCGATCTGTTCCGCGCTTGCAAGGACCTGCTTGCAGCAAAGGTCTGGGGCTGTACCCTGTTCGCACGCACATCAGCCGCTAAAGAAGCAGAATGAAAATCAAAGAACTCCTGACCCTTCGTGAGGCTCCGCAAGAGGAGTCTTTTGAAGCGTACATTGATCGCCTTCAAGCAATGGGCTTGAATCCGCTTGGTAACGGTACGAATTCGTACGTGTTCAAGCACCCAACACTGCCAAACGTCGCTGTCAAAATCTTCCTTGACGACGATCGCGGGTACCGTGATTACCTCGAGTTCTGCATCAAGCATCCGTCGAACAAGTACTGCCCGAAGGTCTTTGAGACCGACGAGTTCTCTGAACAGCGTCGTACAAAGTACTTCACGAAGGAACTGCACGCGAACTGGAACGTCGCGCGCAGCGATAACGAGCCGTACTCGATCACCTTCCTTGAAAAATTAGATCCAATCACCAATGAGGCGATGGACTCAATGTTCGAGCGTCTTGGCAAGATCGCTGGTAAGAAGCTTGGAGCTCTCGCCAATCTCGGTGCTGATGGCTGGACAGCTATTGCAGCTGACGGCAATGATCATGATCTGCAGCAGCTTGCTCAGTACTTCGTCAGCGAGCTCAAGAACGGTCACAAGCTCGACATGGGCAATCGGAAGAACTTCTGTCTGCGCGGCGATCAATTCGTTTTCATTGATCCCTTCTTTTGATCGTGCCTGAGGATGTTCTGCTCTATAATGAGGGCATGAAATTCTCACATGTTAAACAAGCCGATACGCCCTGGAAGTCTGATGGACTCCGGGGCTTTTTCGAATATCGCGATCTCGGCATCAAGGACGCGACCGATGGTCAGGTCATTTGCCATCTGGTCCGCGCCGCGAAGCCAGCAGACGAAGGCACGGGCTGGCACATCCACGTTCTGAACTTCCAGATCGTGATCATGAACAAGGGCTGGGCGAAGTTCATGTACGGCGATCAATCAGTTCTCGTCGAAGCTGGCGACGTCGTTCATCAGCAGCCAGGCCTGATCCACTACCTGTACGACTACTCACGCGACATGGAGTACACCGAGATCTGTTCTCCTGCCGATTTCGGATCGCTTGAGGTACATGGTCACAACGTCCCAGTCCCGAAAGCATACGGCGTCTTGATCGTACCTGAGGTAGAATAAGACCTTCACGCGAACAAACCTTGAAGTTTCGAGCAAGTTCGCTAAATACAAATGTCCTGAAGTGATGTCGCAGAACATCGATCGTGATCCCGAAAGTGATTACACAAAGATCGAGAACATGTTACATTACTTCTATCGACTCTAACGAGTCACCAAACTAATTCATTCAGAAACACTTCGGTAGCACAACATGAACACCGCACGCATGATCAATACGAATCGATTCTGGCAGCAACGCCAGACGTTCGATCGTGCATGCGAGATGAAGCATGAGATTGATACCAAAGGAACGCCCCAGGTAGGAGGCTCGACGGAAACGCTCTAAGCGAACCGAAAAGCAAACCAAACCTGGGGAACTACGAAAGTGGTTCCCCAGGGTCGTTTCTGGAACACCTTAACGATCGTGACGATCGAGACCCTCGGTTTAAGAGACACCGAGCTACCAAAACTCCGGACCGCGATAACTCTGGCGAGTAGTCTTCAGCCAGACGAGTGCGAAAAAGGCAAATTGGTTTTATGCCTCTCGATTCGAGAGGCGTTATTTCAAAACGTGCAGATAGGATTCCGAGGAAAGCTGAAGGCCAGGATTCGGAGGAAGCAGTACGTTTTGAAATAACGGGTCGTTGACAGAGCGGCAGATGTACCTCCCTCTTAAGGAGATCTAGCAGGGTTCGACTCCCTGGCGACCCACCAAACATGCCGAGATAGCACGATGGTCGTGCACTTTATGTAAGAGCGAGTGTCTACGGGAAACACGGCACTTGACAGAAAAGAAACGGATGGTGGTTCAAATCCATCTCTTGGCGCCAAACAATGGGACTTTCGTATAGCTGGTGCGTACGGGAGCTTGAAAACCTTCAGGAAGCGGTTCGATTCCGCTAGGTCCCACCAATTTGCTTCGTTCGACTACCGGTTAGGTCGCTAGCCTTTCAAGCTGGAGAAACGGGTTCGACTCCCGTACGAAGCACCAGAACAATAGGGTTGAAATCGAAGTGGCACGAGATACATGGCTTTGACCCATGGTAATATCAGGTTCGAGTCCTGACAGCCCTGCCAAACATATCAGCGTCGTCTAAATGGTCTAGGACATCAGACTTTCAATCTGAGCAATGCGGGTTCAACTCCCGTCGCTGATGCCAAACAATACCTTAGTAGCTCAGTGGTAGAGCACCGTCTTGATAAGGCGTAGGTCGTTGGTTCGATTCCAACTTAAGGTACCAGAATAATGGGACGTTCGTATATGGGTATTATGTGGCGCTGTCTACGCTACGAAACGGGTTCGAGTCCCGTACGTCCCGCCAAATTCGTGCGGTAGCATTATGGTAATGCGCCACCCTCATAAGGTGTCCCAAGTGGGTTCGATTCCCACCTGCACGACCAAGTGTCCTTTGCTCCGGTGTAGCTCAGCGGTAGAGCAGCTCGCTGTTAACGAGTTGGTCGTTGGTTCGATCCCAGCCTCCGGAGCAAAGAACATTTCTATTCCCCTGTACTCTAATTGGTAAGAGACCTGGCTGTTAACCAGACGTAAAGGCCGTAAGGCGTAATATGCAAGTTCGAAGCTTGCTGGGGGAGCCAAGATTAAGAAACCTTACTCACGCGGTCACTCGCGGTCCCGTAGGGTTTATGCGCGGTTAGCTCAGTTGGTAGAGCAAACGACCGATAATCGTTAGGTCGCTGGTTCGAATCCAGCACTGCGCACCACAAATTATGCCTCTTTAGCTCAACTGGATAGAGCACTGGCCTACGAAGCCGGGGGTTGCAGGTTCGAATCCTGTGAGAGGCACCAGAATATTCCGACCGTCAGTGCAAGGTTATCCTTCTACGATTCCCCCTTGCGCGATCTCTTTGTCGGACGAAACATAGGTCCTTGGTGTAATGGCAGCATGACGGTCTCCAAAACCGTTCGTGGGGGTTCGAGTCCCTCAGGACCTGCCAAGATAACGGTGCGTTTAGGAACGGACGCTTAATTGCCAACCCCACATAATCTGGCGGCCGAATAACAATGTGCACTTGACAGAATGGTAATGTCGCTGGCTGCAACCCAGTTGTTCGGGGGTTCGATTCCCTCAGTGCACTCCAATTACGACAGGAGCAAGGCGCCCTCGGGCTTGTGGCTAGCTGTGGAAAGTGACCCTCCACCTCCAACGTCGTTCCAATCAAAGCTTCGTCGTTCCATTCACACGGGTACGCGACTCCGTTTCTCGCAAGAGGTGCAGGGCGAAGCAACGCAATTATAGGTGAGCCAGCGGCGCTGGACAAGAGCATCCAAAGCTCGAAGTTGGTAGTTCGACTCTGCCATCGCCTGCCAATTATAGGTGATCCATGGGCCGTGGACATGAGCCTCCAAAACTCGTTGGGACAGTTCGACTCTGTCATTGCCTGCCAAAATTTATGGTGTACGTAGTGTAGTGGTCTGCACCCTAGGCTGTGAACCTGGTAGTGGGAGTTCGATCCTCCTCGTACACCCCAGAATATGTTGCCTCGTGATATGGAAATCGCCCCTGGCTCTGACCCAGGTGGATGACGGTTCGATTCCGTCCGGGGTTGCCAAATACGCCTTGTGAGTGAATGTGGAGAGCACAGCGGTTTCGTATTCCGCAGGACGCAGTTCGACTCTGCGACAAGGCACCAGAATTATTGGGGTATGACATGGACGTTGGCCTGGGCTTTGACCCCGGTGCCGGTCGGTTCGATTCCGACTACCCTTGCCAAACACCGCATTAGCTCAACTGGATCAGAGCGTCGCACTCCGAAGGCGACAGATGTGGGTTCGAATCCCATGTGTGGTACCAAAATTACGCCGTCATAGCTCAGTTGGTAGAGCAGTTCCTTGGTATGGAGAAGGTCAGGGGTTCGATTCCTCTTGACGGCACCAGTTTAGCACATGCTCGGCATGATAACACAGGGTCATTGATCCGGACATGTTCGATCTGCGGTCTGACGTAGGAGTACGGCAAAGACAAGCTCGGAACGGGAACTCCCATGTGCTGATTCATTACTTGAAAGGAGCGCGTAATGCGTACGTCAGTTTCGACGCCTAGCGCGTCTGGTAAACGCCATACACTTTGGGTGTATGGCGTAAAGGTTAGCGCATCGGGCTTTTAACCCGTAAGGTCAGAGTTCGACTCTCTGTGCACCCACCAATCTGAAGGCCTGCTCGAGAAATCGCGCGGGCTTTTTTCGTTACATCAACGCGGTGATGTTACAACTCGGGTTGTACAATGCAATCATGAAACACGTACTCACCGCCCTTCTGATCGCTGCCTCGCAGTCCGCGTTCGCTGGATTCTTCAGCGACAGCTTCGACATCGAGCTACAGAACATCCTCACGGTCCGAAAGGATTCCGTGACGGTCGAGCTGCACGCGCCAAAGAAGCAGCTGCAGTCGAAACCTGCCGTGATCTTCATGGGCGGATGCGACGGCTCGGTCTCGGACGGTGCGAAGGTCGTGATCAAGAGCCTCGTCGATCGAGGTGTTCTCGTGGCCGAGCTGAAGTCGCTCAGAATCTGGGGCCGCAGCGCGAACGCCTGCACCGGTGAAAAGGGCGCCCTTGAAGGTTGGCAGCGAGCGGAGGAAGCGTACCGAGCCCGTGATGAACTCGTGAAGCGAGGATTGGCGAACGAGGAGAACGTCGGCCTGGTCGGTTTTTCACATGGTGGATGGGCGATCTCGTACGCAGTGTTCCTGAACTCGACGGTCACGTACGAGACGAAGAACTTCAAGCCCTTCAAGGCGGCCGTGGCGTTCTACCCATGGTGCCAAGAGGACTCGCTCTCGCACGATCTGCGAACTCCGACCCTGATGCTGATCGGCGCGAAGGACACGTGGACTCCGCTCGATCGCTGCACGAGACTCGAAGAACGTGCAAAGAAGGCTGGCACGCATGATCAACCGCTCGAGCTGGTCGTGTACGAGAATGCATCGCACTCGTACGACAACGACAAGCCGCGGCGATCCGCTCCGACTGGCAAGGGTTTCGCTGACCTCTGGTACGACAAGGAAGCGACTGACGACTCGCTCGCCAGGACGATGGCCTGGTTCGAGAAGTACATGGAGCTCGGGTCGGACCTCTAATCCGTAACCTGAATTCGCAGTCTACCCCGGCTTTGTCCGGGGTAGAATCGTTTCCATGAACACCATCAAACGCGTGATCTTCAACCCGTGGTTCATTGCGCTGTCCGAAGCAGCCGCATGGGCCATCATCGTAGTTTGTCTCTTCCTGGGAACCGCTGCCAAATGACCACGCAAACCATCACCCCACCGTCGCCGCTCTTCCTTCTGTCTGAAGGTCGATCACTTTTCGAGGGTGCGCTCGCCGTTCTCCTCACTCCTGCGCTCTTGGCTGCGGCTCCGAAGGGTGATGGACATTCCGTGTTCTTCATGCCTGGTCTCGGTGCGAACGACCCGACCACGAAGCCAGCCCGTCTGTTCTTCGATCGACTCGGGTACAACACGAATGGTTGGGGCCAAGGACTGAACTGCGGACCACGACGTGGTGTTCTGGAGACCATGGCCGAGGACATTGATAGGCTGTACGACGAGACCGGTCCGGTGTCCCTGGTGGGCCACAGCCTCGGTGGTGCGTACGCTCGATATCTGTCCGGTGTTCGACCAACGAAGATCCGTGGTTGCTACTCGCTCGGCTCGCCTTTCGCTGGTGATCTTGCGCATGCCACGAACGCGTCGCAGGTGTACGAGCTCTTGAGCGGCACGACTGTCCATGACAGCGAGCTCTTGAATGCGATCGCTGCGACTCCATCCGTTCCAACAACCTCGTTCTTCAGCCGCACCGACGGAGTCGTGGCTTGGCGCTCGAGTCTGCAAGTCGAAGGTCCGCAGTCCGAGTCGATCGAAGTCCGTGGCTCGCATATCGGCTTGGTCACGAATGCGTCTGTTTGGTACGCGTTGGCCGATCGTCTTGCTCAACCGCAAGGTCAGTGGGAACCGTTCGATCGTCCGACAGGTTCGGGTTTCCTTTATCCGAATCCGGCACGATGAAATTTCGCGCGATTTTTCTCACAAAAATTTCCCACGACGAAAAAAACCGCATGGCGGGAATTCGTTGGGGAATTCACGACGGCAAGAAGTTCCTTCGGTTCGACTTCTGGACCACGAGCTTTCGAATTACGGGGATGCGATGAAGACAGTGAAAGACATTTTGTTCGTGGCGGCCATGATCCTCTGCATCAGCGGAGTTCTTTACCTGCGGCAGATCTGGTAGGATGAACTCTCTGTAAATAGTGCATCATTTACGGAGCCGTCATGGAACTTACCAAACTCAAGCAGCTGGCCGAATCTCGCCAGTCCGATTTCAAGTACACCGAAAAGCACGTCAAGGGCGCGCTCTCGAAGGTTATCCTCGAGCTGGAAGGTTCGAGCTCCGGTGCGATGTCGCGCTTGATGACTCGTTATCAGCGCCTCGATCGCTCCGCTAAGCTCCTCGCTGAAAAGCGGAACGAAGTGAACGCGCAAGTCAAGGACGTTGCTGACCGTCTGTTCGATGCCGAAGACGCAGTTGCTACTCGAATCATCGAGACAATCTCGTACACCGTGATGCTCACGAAGTCCGAGAAGGCTGCTGACAAGGAAGACAAGAAGAAGATCGATTACGAGTCCGCGTTCGGCGAACTCTCGCGTCTGGTCCCTGATCTCGAAGCTGCCGTGAAGAAGATTATCGAGAAGCACACGGAAATCATTCCAGCGAAGGATACTCCTACCGCTCTGCGCGTCACATCGAAGATCGCTGAATCCGTTGCTGGAACGATCCTCACGAAGATCAAGAGCTTCGTGACCTCGATCAAGGAATGGGCAACTGGATACGACTCGAAGCTTTCAGCTCTGAAGAAGAAGTTCCCAGTTGGTAAGGTTGTTGCTGAAGCGACCTCGAAGGCATTCGTAAAGAAGACCGACACAGGCGTGCCATCGACTGCAAAGCAACAGCGCATTGCACGTGACTACTTCGACAAGAAGTTCCCAGACTACGAGCTCCCACTCACGGTCAAGAACGGTCCAGACGGCTCGAAGTACTTCGCAACGACTGCTTCGACTGACGACTGGGTGACCTCGAAATCCGGCTGCTGCCGCGTAGCCGCTGATGGTACAATCACTGGTGTGACACTGAACGCGTTCATGAATCTTCCAACTGCTACCGAAGGAAAGCTGACTGAAGCGGTCGGTTCGAAGAACGTGAAGGAAATTCTGCGTGGTGTGAAGTGGCATCAGACAGATAACGACTGGCACTCGGCGAAGAGTGTTGCGCGCGAGATCTTCAAGCAACTCGACGATTCGGATATCGACGTGATGCTCGCTCTGCGAAATGCTGCTGAAGTCCAGCGCAAGAAGAATTCGTTCCTCGGCGCTGCTCTGGCTGAACTCGCCAAGGACCAAGCTGAAAAGCTTGGCACCACGAACCGCGACTAAAGATACATGCCTCTGTAGCACAACTGGATAGTGCAGCCCTCTTCTAAAGGGTCCGTTGTAGGTTCAAATCCTATCAGAGGTACCAAACTCCTGGCCCTGTGCAAGAACACAGGGCCAGTTTTGTTTCCGGGGTCCGTTACAACTGCAGTCCGCTGCTTGTCAAGCGTTACATTTGAAATGTGTACAACCATCGCGGTGGGGATACTATTCAACTGTCAACTTCGACAAACAACCTGTGAACTTAGTTAGGAGATTCTCATGACCGCAGCACAAACCGCCGTTTCCACCCCCGCCCGTCATCTGACCGTCGTGTCCAGCGGCAAGGCCCCGAAGGCCAAGGTCGCGAAGACCACGAAGGCCAAGAAGCCCGCCGTCGCCAAGGTCCGCGCCCCGGCCAAGGAGCTGATGGCCGCTCGCCGCCGGATGTTCTTCGGTGCCTCGTACATGAACGGTGTCCTGGGTGGTTTCCACCGCGACGTCGCCAAGATGGTCCAGCACGCCGCCCACCTGAAGCTCGGCTCGCCGTCGCAGCTGAAGGCGCTCAAGGTCGAGACCCTGCGCGAGAAGCTGGCCGACGCCATCCTGTCCACCCCGAACGGCTCGGAACCGTTCTCGATCAAGCTGCAGTAATCTCTGCACGCCGATCCACCCTCTCGCCCGCGGCTCATCATCGCGGGCGAGACTGTTTCTGCACGCTATCTGTCACCTAATGCCTGTAATCTCGCGCCTCTCAGGTGTCTTTTGACATGTCTGGTCGTGCGCAGGGGGATGTCGCCGCTAAATAGACTATCATAAGAATCATCCAGATCCAACACAATGAGCGCCCCCGCCATGAACCACGACCACGAGCTTTTGAAGGCAGTTCTCGACTGGATTGCAGCCAGTCTGACTGTAGCAGCCTTCGTTTCATGGCTTCCACCTATCGTGACTTTGCTCACAGGAATTTGGACAGTGACACGCCTGTACGAGGCAATCACTGGGAAGCTGTTCAGCAACACGCGTATCGCAAAGTGGCTGACTGGACGTAAGCACTGAGGATCGTTACAGGATCATCCTGAATTTGGTGTATAATTCACCAACACTTCTGGAGATCCTCATGATTCAACTCGGTCAAATCCAACAGAACTTCGACGTCCTGCTCTCGAACGAAATCCGCGCAGTGATCAGCGTCTCCCCGTACGGCACGGGGAACATCGCCCGTCTGTCGAGCACCTTCCCCGAAGGTCCGCGCGCAGTGATCGACAAGGACACCGAGATGCTCGACATCTTCAGCTTCCTCGAGACGTACCGCCGTGAAAAGGTCGTGATCATCGATGGTGTCGACAAGGCTTCTCCCGAGGTGATCGCCCTGCTGAAAGGCGCGATCGACGGGGCAATCATGTACAACACGCTCCAGGTGCACCGGAAGTTCGACTTCAAGGCCGCGGTCGTGATGGCCGCGACCGACATCGAGAACGTGGACAAGGCGCTGATCCGCCGCTCGCTGGTCTGCATGCCGCGCTGATCCAGCGAGCTCCATGAACACGGGACCTTAGGGTCCCTTTCTTTTGCTCGGCTCACCGAGAACGCACGAGGGACCTTAGGGTCCCTTTCTTGTTTAGACATACAGCCACTGTCTCCGTGGTGCTCTCGTGCGGCCTGTGTAAATACAGGGCAGCACGTGCTGCGTTATCTGGAGTTCCCTATGTTTGATTTGGTTGCTGGTATCGCAATTGGTACCGCGTTCGCCCCGTTCTGGATTATGGTCTGGAACTTCGCTAAGGCGAAGTACGTCGCTCGCGTGGCCGCTAAGAAGTAAACAATGAAACTGTTCGAGCTTCAAGACCAAACGTTCGGCGTTCCTCGACTGTCGTGGAACAGCTCGCCAGACATCGGTTGGTGGCGTGACGGAAAGGTTCTCCGCGGCTACCACGGCTCGAACATGAAGTACCTGGAGTCGTTCGCCAAGGACGGTCTGAATCGAAAAGATTCAAGCACTGGCATGATTTCACTTGCTTACGAACCATTCACTGCCCGCGCATTCGCTGCGATGGGTGGTGAAGCAGAATTCAGAAAGGCCGGCGCGAAAGCGAAGACCATTCCTGAAAACGAACGCATCACTCTTGTTTTTGATATTCCACAATCGTTTGTTCAAAAGTACGAAGACCCAAACCTCCGAGGCAATGACCCAACCCACCTTGCACGTTTGAGAAACAAGGAAGAGTACGAAGCATGGACAGGTACGGACCAACAGTACTACCAACTCTGCGAGCTTCGTGTCTCGTCAGAAGTCCCCGCAAAGTACCTCGTAGGATACATGATTAAGTAAGCAGAAGGACCTGGTCGATGATCATGGAGAAGGCTTGCTGCAAGACCTAAATACTTTTTAGATCTTTCTCAACCTGAGTACGGGAGCGGTTCTTACGGATCGCTCCCGTTTTCGCACATATAATCAGATACAAATGGACACACAAGAAGAACAGTACGAAAAGGCCGCGCGAGCTGGGCTGATTCCGTACATCCGAGACGACGCAGGCACACCGCACTATCTGATGATGGTTGCATCGAATCCGGTGTATGGTGGCCCGCGACCGATGATCAGCAAGGGCAAAATCGAAGACGGCGAGAACACTTTCGAGTGCGCAGTTCGTGAAGCCGAAGAAGAGCTTGGGCTTGTTCAGCAGAATATGCAGAGCACCCCGTTCCTCTTGGCCGATGAGCACGTCACGCTTCGATCGGGTGCGTATCAGTTGACCGTTTACGCCGTTCAGATCTATGATCGGTGGAACTTCGACAAATGGTGCGATGAGACCGAGTACACGGCATGGTTCTCGCTGGAGGAATTCCGTGAAAAGGGACGTAGAGACCACATCCAGTATGTGGAGAGACTTGAAGCGATTTTGAGATCGTAGAAAGAGAAAGTAGTTCAGGAGAATAAAAATGGCTGGCCATAGAATTTTGAAGTTGGATGTTCAGGGTACCCCTGACAAGTGGATTGATTACGAACAAGCGATTACGTACCATGCCAAGGGCCTGGTGGCGTGGCAGCTCGGCGATGAAAATCACACACGCTTCCGTGGCGGTGAAAACCGAATCACAGGCCAGATTTCGCAAATCTCCTCAGCTCCAATCATTGCTGTGCGCGGCGAAGGCGCTGGAAAGCGCGCGAATCGCGTCCCAACTCTGACGAACCCAGAGCTGTTCGCCCGTGATCGTCACACTTGCGCGTACTGCGGACGCACGTTCTCTGAACATCGTCTGACTCGTGACCACATCATCCCGGTCTCCCGCGGTGGTAAGGACATCTGGACGAACGTCGTGACTGCTTGCGATTACGACAATCACAAGAAGGACGATCACTTGCTGCAGGAAATCGGCATGGAATTGCTGTACGTTCCGTACACGCCGAATCGCGCTGAGTCGCTGATCTTGAAGGGTCGTAAGATCCTCCCTGTTCAGGCCGAGTACTTGGCACAGTTCATTCCAGAATCGAGCCGAGCGCATTCGATCCTGAACGAGTTGATGAACGTTCACTAAGGACAAAGGGCTGAGATAAATACGTCTCAGCCCTTTTTACTTATGCACATCAATCCTGACACCGCTGTCGTCGAGCTTGGCGACGTTCCTCTCGATGAGATCGAGCGAGTTCTTGGCGTGATTGAAACCGACTTCGCCGAGAAGTGGGTCTTCCGCGGTTCGAAGCTCATGAATCAGTCTCGCGTCTTGAAGGCACGGACGATTTCCGAGTTTGATCTTCTTGCGAAGGAAGATGCTGACGCTCTGTTCGAATTGCTCGAGCCGATGACGCGCCCGTACATGGGGAAGGACGACAAGCTCGTCTATCTCGATGTCTCGTCGCTTCCGAATTCAGCCGCCTCTGCGCTGCACGTCGATTACCTGTGGATGCAGGCCGTCGCTCGTCGAATCCGCATTCCAATCAAGACAAATCCGAGAGCACTGTTCGCTACAGTCGACTCGAAGAATGAAGTAACCGTGCACAACTTGAAGGTCGGAAAAGCGTACAGCACGAACAACATGATCCCGCATTCGGCTGCGAACTACGGTCCAGATCGCTGGCACGTGGTGTTCGATATCCTGACGAATGAAGAGTACGAATTCCTGACGAAGACAAATCGCATTACAGAAGCAGTGTTCAGCCCGTACGTGAACGCAGCTCTGAATCCAGTCCTGGCGCATCGCTGCCGGACTTTAATGGCTAAATATCCTGCAAATTAACTAACTCTGGTAACGACATGAAAGTCACTGAACTCCTCACAGAAAAGAAGCATTCCGGCGCTTATTACAACGCTGGCTACGATGCAGAAAAGAAGGCCGTTGTCGGCGCTGTTAAGGATTGGGTCGAGCGAATCGGCGCTTCCCCTGAAGACCTGGCTGCTGCTTACCTGGAAGCCAAGAAGCTTCCTTCGTACAAGGCGCTGACCAAGATCGCTCCAGACATCTCGAACGCGCGCGAAGCAAAGAACGGCACATTCTCGTTCAAGCACCCATCCAAAGCCGCACACTCTGAGGCTCCAAAGTACAACGTTCGCGCATCAGGCCAAATTCGTGGATCTGACGCAGGTTCGTACTACTCCCCAGGTACACGCCCAACGCACCGCCTGGCATCACCAAAGCCACGCCTCGTTGCTGGTAATCCAGTGAAGTCGCTCGTGCTCGTGTACGATGGCGCTTTCAAGGAACTCGTTCTGAAGGCCCAGAAGGTTATTGCCCGCGACACCGTCAAGTAATTGAAACACTGCCGTGGCTTCGGTCACGGCAGAACATGAGTACCACATGGAATACAACGTTCGAATTGCATCCTTCTTCTGCATTTTCGCGACCCTTGCTACGATGGCAGGCCTGACGTACTGGTACTGGTTCGATCCTCTGTACCACGTGTACACGCTAATTGCTGGTATTCCACTCCTGTACACATTTGGCGCGATCTTCGGAGCCGTTGCCGAGCTGTTCGGCTTTGAAGCTGTTCAGCCTGAAGAAGGTGAACAGCAGGAAGAACTCTCGTACACGCCGATCGACCCAACCGAGTACGACGTGACCACATCTGAGAATATCGTCGGCACGTACAAGGGCGAGAACATCTACGAGTACCTGATGAACGGTGGCGAAAAGTTCTGGTACTACAATGTTCTGCAGGAATCTGAGTTCGAGAACTTCCACGCACCTGAAGGTTCCTCATTCCTTCTGGTCCAGCCTGGAATCCTGTACGTCACGGCCCCGCCTGACCACGAACCTGAACCCGAAAATACTGCAGTCTGAACTGCACCCGGCGTCATAGAATTCATTTCTCGACGCTAAATACAAACGCTGCAGAAATGCAGCGCTGCTTTCGAACCGAAGATAATGGGTTATCGGCTAAGTTTCCCACTATCATCTCTTTGTTCGAGCATTTTAGCAGCCTCTTCAACACTTACTTCAATCTCATTCAGCCGCAGCAAGTTGGTTATCAACTACTACGACCTGGACCGTCCGCCCTGTAGAAACACTAAACTCTCTACTGGGTAACCCGTTGACTCCTCTGGTTATTGGAGCGCCTCGCCGAGAGGGCAGACTTTTGTCTGAAGATCGGCTGATGTTGCAAGTACAAGGAACTTGATCGGATACCGCAACTTAAATCGCGGTGTAGGCGGAGCCCATGCTCGAAAGAGATACTCTGCTGAAGTCTCCAACAGCAATTTTTGCTGGATGGGATTGTAGTAAGTGCTGTCACGCGCCTTTGTTCACTGCGCTAAAGTGAACCGATAATCAGGAGAGAACTCATGAACATGTACACCGACCACGCCGCTTCTCTGAACGCCGTTCAGACTTCCACCCCACAGACGGAAGCAATTCCTGGCCGCGAAGCCGAGATGAAGCTGAACAACGCTGGTGGATTCACGTTCACTCTTGATCAGTGGGGCGTCCTCGATCGCTTCATCATGATCGGTTCCGAGAACGGGAACTACTACGTCGGTCAAAAGGACGTGATGAAGCAATCGTTCGCGAACACCCTGAAGTGTATCGCTGAAGACGGTCTGCGTGCTGTCGCTCGTGCTCTCGAGTACTCAACCTCTGGTCGCGCTCCGAAGAACGACCCTGCTCTGGTTGTGCTCGCGCTCGCCGCATCGAAGGGAACGCCTGAAGTTCAATCCGCTGCTTACGACGCCCTGCCAAAGGTCGCTCGTACCGGTACCCATCTGTTCACGTTCGTCTCGATTCTGAACTCCCTCGGGAAGTGGAACGCCGCTGCAAAGCGCGGCCTGGCGAAGTGGTACACGAACCGTTCGATCGACAAGCTCGCGATCCAAGTGCTGAAGTACCAGCAGCGCAATGGCTGGTCGCACCGCGACGTCCTGCGTCTGGCACACGTGAAGCCGCAGAACGACATCCAGACGAATCTGTTCAAGTACATCACGAAGGGTGGCGACGCTCTCGTGCAAGGCTCGCCGATTCCGCAGCTCGTGATCGACTTCGAATTCCTGAAGCGCGCCGAGTCGGCCAAGGATGTCGTTCGTCTGATCGAGTCGAATCCATCGATCGCATGGGAACTCGTTCCTACGCAATTCCTGAAGGATCCGGACGTGCTGATGGCGCTCCTCCCTTCGATGGGCATGACCGCTGTGATCCGTCAACTGGGTAAGCTCACTGCCGCTGGCGTGATCAAGCCGATGTCGGAAGGCGAGAAGTTGGTCGTCGCGAAGCTCTCGGATGCCGAAGCAATCAAGCGTGGCCGTGTCCATCCGATCACTATCCTCCAAGCCCTGAAGCAGTACCAAGCTGGTCATGGTGAAAAGGGTTCGTTGGTCTGGTCTCCAGTTCAACGCGTCGTGTCGGCCCTGGATGACTCGTTCTACTCTGCGTTCACGCTTGGCGAGGACAAGAAGGAGAATCACTTCATCGCTTGCGACATCTCCGGCTCCATGACCATGGACAGCGCGAAGGTGATCGGTTCGCCGAACCTCTTGGCTGGTGAAGTGGCTGCGGTGTTCGCGATGGCGATCGCTCGTACCCAATCGAACTATTTCCTCGCTGGTTTCAAGCAGAACTTGGAACCACTGAAGATCTCGCCGACGATGCGTCTCGCTGACGCGTTGAACGCAATGCGTGCTATGCACTGGCAAGGCGGCTCGACCGACTGTGCTAAGGCATTCGAGTACGCGCTCCAGAACGGTATCGCGGTGGACAAGTTCACCGTGATTACCGACAATGAAACGTACGCGGGTGGCCAAGCCCCAGTGCAGGCGCTCAAGAAGTATCGTGACCGTACTGGTCGCGCTGCGAAGTCGATCGTGATTGCTACCTCGGTATCTGAATTCACGATCGCCGATCCGAAGGACGGTGGTATGTTGGACATCGCAGGGTTTGACTCGGCTGCTCCACAGATCATCGCTGATTTCTAATGTAAGTACGTTTTAGATAGTCCATGAAAGCTGCAGTTGTAGGGTATGGTTTCGTGGGTAAAGCACTAGGAGAGGCACTTGAGGTGCCTTTTCTCGTTCTTGATCCCAAGTTTGAGAAGAGTGTTCAAGGACTCGATGACATTCTAGAGTTTCAACCACATGTGATCTTCCTCTGTCTTCCAACTCCCACGGTCGATGGGAAGTGCGATGACACGTTGATCATGAAGTACGTGCAAGACTTGAAGGATTACCAAGGTGTTCTCTGTATCAAGAGCACAATCCCAGTAGGGACGGTCGAAAAGATCGAAGCAATTCTCCCGAACGCGGTCCTTTGGCCGGAACTGCTCGTTGAAAAGACGGCAGTGTTCGATATGGTCCATCCATCAATCACCGTGATTGGTACTCGCGATCGCGCGCAGTACGACTGGATGTACTGGTTCCTGATCGAGAACACGAAGATCAACACAGATCTCGGGAAGTCGATCCATCGCTGCACAATGAAGGAAGCATCCGTGTTCAAGTACACGGTGAACTCGTTCCTCGCGATGAAGGTCGTGTTCATGCACGAAATGTACAACTGGCTGCGAGCGCGTGGCGAAGAGCCTTCGTACAAGATCCTGACTGACATGCTCTCCGTCGAAGGTCGAGTCGGCGCTTCGCACATGAAAGCTCCTGGCGATCATGGCCTTGGTTTCGCCGGTTCTTGCTTTCCGAAAGATACGCAAGCGCTTCGTCACCAAGCATCGCTCGATGGCGTGCACCTTGAGCTGCTGAACGCTGGCATTCAGGCGAACGAGAACCTTCGCGCTCTCTAAAGTTCGTTACAGAAAACACGAGCTCCTAACCCGAGCTCGTGTTATAGTTTCCGGTAACTGGAGAATTTTATGCGAAACAAAGTGGTGCTCGTGCTTGACGTGGACATGATCGCTTGCGCTGAGCGATCCCCCGAGGATTTCGTCGAGAAGCTGAAGCTCGCCGTGCGAGAACGTCGGTATCACAACGTGTCTGTCGAAGGTCGAACAGTCGGTGACGTCGTCTGGTATGGCCGGATGAGCGACTCGCCCACTCTGCAAATCAATGGCCTGCGCGCCGAAGTGATCTCACATGGAGGAACGTGATGCCACAGAATCAACTGAAGGTCGATCACCCAGTTCTTTTTGACGTGTGGTGCACAGCCACGAAGGAGAACGCCCGATTCTTCGAGTGCAGCTCGCCAGCGTGCCCACCTGAGTACCGTGAAATGTGGCTCGCGTACGGCCCTTCATCGCAGCGCCCTTCACTTTCGCAAGTGAAAGTTGGCGATCACGGCGTCCTTGAGGCGACCGTTCGAGGTTGGATCTTCGTCAAAGACTGACCCGAACCCTGGTTCACCCGAGCGTTCCTAGGCTGTATAGTCTAGGAACGCTTTCTTCATTCAGGTGTAGATCTTTATGGACTGTTCGGTTCAGTGCAACCGGCGACACCTGAGCCACCTTCAGAGATGCACGATGGTTCCAAATACTCTTGACGAATTCCGCTCCACGCTCCTTGACATGTACAAGGGAGACGGACACACGTGCCTCGTTATGCGCGTTCCGAACTCGCTGATTCGCGAGGCGATCGACGAGATCCATGCTCGCGCCGCGTACCACGAGCTCTTTGGCGACAAGCTAGGCATTCCTGATCCGTGCCAAAAGATCATCGGCCAGTACTTCGTGCAGAACCTTGAAGATCGCATTGATCTCGACTTCGTAGAAGTGCAAGAAGGAACCTGAATTCGGGAGGGCGCTTTTGGCGCATTGCACTTACAATAGTGCAATGAACCAATTCCAAAAGCTCCTGATTTCAGCTCGGTACTGGTTGCTCGGAATGGCCGAGCACGACCCGAAGTACTTCAAAGTCATTGAGGCCATGGAGCTTGGCCTTGAGCATCACGACGGCCATCGCAATGGTGGCGACCCAGAGTTCGTGCATCAGCTCGGCATCTTCCACTATCTGCGGACGATGCACAAACACATCCGCAACCCCGTGACCGTGTACATGCTGGTCTTCCTGCATGACGCGCTCGAGGATCCGAATCAGCAGTCGAAGAAGGAAGGCAAGCCGCGGTACATCGCGCCTTCCGAGATCAGCGAGCAGTTCGGTGATGCCTTCCTCGTGAAGCTCAAGAAGATGTCCAAGGAAATCCTCGGCCAGACGAATCCTGACTTCTCCCTTGACGTGGTCTTCTCCGATGAGGACACCAGCGTTGCGAAGGGCGGCGATCGAGTGAACAACGTTTCCTCGATGATTGGCGTGTTCAAGCGCCCGCGACTGATCAAGTACGTGAAGGAAACCGTCGAGGAATTCTTCCCACGTCTGAAGCGCTCACGTCGTCTGTTCGCTGATCAAGAGTCGATCTACGAGAACATGAAGCTTGAGCTGTCGACGCAGATCGGTTTGATTCAACACATCCTCGATGGGTACGTTCCCCATGAACAATAACTTCGTTCCTGAAATTGGCGGCGTGTACAAGTTCGCGTCGTGTGGTGTTCAAGTCGTGCTCTCAGAGCCGATGAAGACAAGTGGTGGAGTGATGTGCGTGAAGACTGCACAGATCTTCATGGACTTCGACGGTGAGAAGCGAATCCTGCTGAACAGTGATGGGACCGTGTTCCACTACCCAGCGACTGCGCATCCAGACATCGGCTCGATCACGAAGCACTTGGAACTCGCAGCTGAATCGCACGAATCCAAGGGCTGGACGTGGAAGCACTTCAATGAAGTCGTGCTCCGTGTTCCGGCCAAGAAGAAGAAACGGAAAAAGAAGTGACAGTGAAAATGATCCTTGCTGTTGATCAAGGGAACGCGATCGGCTGGCAAGATGGGCGCCTGCCCTGGAAGATTTCGCGTGACATGCTCCGCTTCAAGGCGCTCACAACGGGTAGTACTGTTGTGATGGGTCGGAAGACGTTCGAGAGCCTTGGCCGCCCGCAAGGTCTGCCGAATCGGCAGAACGTCGTGATCACCACGCAGAAGCACGACATGACCGGGAATCCGCTGTTCTTCCGCGATGGCAAGGATCCGTTCCGCTCGTTCGTGCAAGTGCATCAAGCGTGCCTTGGCTGCGAACCCGCGGATCTGTGGGTGATTGGTGGTGGAACGCTGTACGATGCAGCTATCGAACAGAGCTTGGTCGATGAGATTTATCTGACGCTGGTGCACACCAATTCGGGTGCTGATGTTCAGTTGAAGCATGATCTCGCGGCATGGAAGCTGTTCGTTCTGCGCGAGCAAAGCCGAGGAAATATCTGGAACGTCGCCGAGTACGAGCAACACCAGGTAGAGGGCGATGTTCCCGCGGTAACTTTCATCACTTTAAAGAAACAAAAATGAATCCGTTCAAGCGCACTGGTTTCGATTCGATCATTGGCAAGGGCATGGTCGTTCTTGGCGATCTTCTCCTGCAAGAAGGCACAACCACTGTGATTGACGGCACGCTAGCCGGTCAAGACATCCGCGTTCATAACACGACCCCTGACAAGGTTGATGTGAAGACCACTCTCGTCGTTGGCGGATCGGTTTCAATCGCGCGTGGTGATCTGAATTCCGGTGGCACGATCCGAGTGCCGAACGTGACGGTCGCTGGTGTCCTCGAATGCGAAACGCTGATCTGCGAAGGCCGCCTCGCTCTGAAGGCTGGTGCGAAGATCGTTGCGAAACAGATCCAGTACCGTGACATCGTGATCGAGAACGGCGCAATCGTTCTGAGTCAAATGATGCACCTTGATCACATCTCTGCCGGGGAGCAGACCTAATGGCCCTCACCTACCTGTTGGTTCAATACGCGGAGGCCGATCACGGCGCGCATCTCCGCCAGTTCTTCGGCGATCTCGACGAGGTCCAAGCGTTCCTGACCCTGCCAGAGAACGCATGGCAGAAGTGGGAGATCCTGAAGATCGAGAAGCAGATCAAATACTCGAACAAGGTCGTGGTCAACATCTGGCCCGACGAGTCCACCACCCCACCCAAGGAGGCCTTCCTATGAAATCAGGACTCGGCGTTTGCGTCGTGATCGGCGCGCTGTTCCTTGGGATTGTCTCAGGTCTGGTCTTGATCAAGACTCGGTACGTGCGTAATCAACCAAAAACTGCTGTGACGGTCACAGTGACCGAACCAGTTGCAACCCAAATTATCAATGGCGCCATCAGCGCTCATTGCAAGTACGCCCACTACATCCATGGTGGGTTCGGCCTCGGGAATTGCGAGGAATCACATCCCAATCCTGAGAAGACCGAGTGAATTGCGACTAAACCGCATACAATCAAATCTTCAGTGATTCATTCTGTTGCGTACTTGAGAGAAGAAGTGCACAATTCATTGGATCGTCGAAACCCTCTCTTTAGCTTTACCACTGGAGCATAACTCGCATATGTCAGCTCTCAAGTCTCTCTCGGCGAAATACGCAGAGAAATTCGCAGCACCGGAAGTCATGTCGCTCGAAGCGTACCTGGACCTGTGCAAAACCGAACCTCTGGCATATGCCACCGCCGCAGAGCGGATGGTCGCAGCCATTGGCCAACCTGTTGTGGTTGACACGTCGGAAGACCCACGTCTCTCGCGCATCCACAGCAACAAGAAGATCCGCACGTACGATGCATTCAAGGAATACTACGGCGGTGAAGATCAGATCGAACGTCTCGTTGCGTACTTCCGCAATGCAGCCGCAGGTCTGGAAGAATCGAAGCAGATTCTGTACCTGAAGGGTCCAGTCGGCGGCGGGAAGTCCAGCCTGGTCGAGCTCCTGAAGGCTCTGATGGAAAAGCACCCGTTCTACGCTCTGTACGATGCGAGCGAAAAGGATGCGGAACTGCGGACCTCGCCAGTGTTCGAATCGCCGCTCGGTCTGTTCAACAAGCACGACCCCGATCACCAAGCGGTTCTCGCTGACTCGGGCATCCCAGTGGGCTACGCTGGTCAAGCAGTTCTGTCGGGCTGGGCACTGAAGAAGCTCGAAGAATTCGGCGGCGACATCACGCGTTTCAGCGTCGTGAAGCTCTGGCCGAACAAGGACACGCAAGTCGGCGTGATGAAGGTCGAGCCGGGCGACGAGAACAACCAAGACGTCTCTGTGCTGGTCGGCAAGACTGATCTGCGGAAGCTCGAGAAGTTCAGCCAGAATCACCCGTACGCTTACACATACGGTGGTGGTCTGAATCGCACGAACCAAGGCCTGATGGACTTCGCCGAAATGTTCAAGGCGAACATCAAGACGCTGAACCCGTTGCTGATGGCTACGCAAGAGCACAACTACAACGGTACCGAAGCGATCCCAGCGATGCCTTACACCGGCATTATCTGCGCGCACAGCAACGAGTCCGAGTGGTTCGCGTTCAAGAACAACAAGACGAACGAAGCGTTCCTTGACCGTGTGTACATCGTGGACGTGCCGTACTGCCTCCGCGTCGACGAAGAAGTGAAGATCTATCAGAAGCTGATCGCGGGCTCCTCGCTCTCGAAGGCACCGATGGCTCCGTACACTCTCGAGCTGCTCGCTCAGTGGATGGTTCTGACTCGCCTGAAGGAGCCAGAGAACTCGACGCTGATGGCGAAGATGAAGGTCTATAACGGCGAGAACGTGAAGGACACGATGCCGAACGCAAAGCCGTACGAAGAGTACCGCGATGCTGCCGGGAACGACGAAGGTATGAGCGGCCAAAGCACTCGATTCGCGTTCAAGATCCTGTCGCAATCGTTCGATCTGCGCCCTGAAGAACAACAGGCAAACCCTGTGGATCTGATGTACGTGATCGACGCCGCGGTCAAGAAGGAATCGCTGCCGGAAGAAACCGAGAAGAAGCTCCTGACGCTGATCAAGGATCTGCAACGGAAGTACTTCGATTTCCTCGAAAAGGAACTGCGCGCTGCCTACCTCGACTCGTTCAACAGCTTCGGCCAGAACATGTTCGATCGGTACTTCCTGTTCGCTGAAGCCTGGATTGCTGATGAGCAATGCCGCGATCCGGAAACTCATCAGATGATGAACCGCGAGAAGCTGAACGCAGCTCTCGAAGAGACCGAAAAGCCGGCTGGGATCGTGAATGCCAAGGACTTCCGGAACGAGATCGTGAACTACGTGCTGCGGTACAAGAACAAGCACGACGTCGCTCCTCGCTGGAACGAGTACGAGAAGATCAAGGTCGTGCTCGAGAAGCGGATGTTCAGCGCAACCGAGAACATCATGCCAGTCGTGTCGTTCGGTCCGAAGGGTGACAAGGAAGCTGAAGAGAAGCACACGAAGTTCGTCGAGCGCATGATCGAGAACGGGTACAGCGAAAACCAAGTGAAGATCCTGGTGTCCTGGTGGTCGCAAAACAAGAAAGCTGCATAAGCTAAAGCAGCTCTGAGAGGGTGAAGGCGGAGTGGAGGATATCCCTCCGCCTTCTTTAGTTTCGAACTAGGACAAGTATGGAAAAGCTTCCAGTAGCAACATATATTTTCGTGGATCGTCGGAAGACGGGCCGCGGCAAGTCGCTTCCGAATCGTCATCGTCTGCTGCGTCGGATTAAGGACGCGATCCGCGCATCGCAACCGCAGGACATCGATGCTGGTGGTGTGAAGGGCGCTGCATCTCCGCAATCGGCATCATCTGGGAACGCCGTGAAGGTCACGCGGAACTCACTGCATGAGCCGACGTTTCATTACGCGAGCGGTACCGGGAATCACAACATCGTTCTGATCGGAAATGATCAGTGGGAACGTGGTGATGACTTCCCTCTGAGTGATGAAGACTCGGGTGCAGGGAACGGCCAAGGCGGACCAGGCGACGATGGTGAAGACGACTTCATCGTGAACATCTCGCGTGATGAGTTCTACAATGTGTTCTTCGAAGATTGCGAGCTGCCGAATCTGCAAGAGACGCATGAGAAGGAACTGCCTGAGATGGTTCCAAAGCACGCTGGCTTCCAGAAGGAAGGTAACCCAGCGCAGCTGAACGTGATTCGCTCGTACAAGAACGCGCTGCCACGCCGTCGTGCGCTGACCACCGAAGCACGTGAACAGCTCGAGGAACTTGAGGCCGAGTACGAGAAGCTCATGAATGAGCTGGGCTCGCAGTTCACGCTCGCATCGCGCGCTGAAGTGATCCAAGACCGGATGGCCGAGATTGAAGAGCAGATCACTGCACTCCGCAGTCGGATCAGTGCTGTGCCGTTCTTCGAGAAGCTCGATCTGCGGTACACGAAGAAAGAGAAGGTCATGGTGAAGTCGGCTGACGCCGTGTTCATCATGCTCATGGACATCTCTGGTTCGATGGACGAGACCAAGAAGCGTCTTGCACGAAAGTTCTTCTCGCTTCAGTACGCGTTCATCAAGCGTAAGCACCCAGGTACGGACCTCGTGTTCGTGGCGCACACTGAAACGCCTGTTGAAATGCAGGAAGAAGAGTTCTTCACGACCCGTAAGAACGGTGGCACGATCGTTTCGCCAGCGTACAAGCTCGTGAATGATATCGTGAAGGCGCGGTACGACGCAACGCAGACGAATCTCTATCTGTCGCAAGCATCTGACGGTGACAACTGGGACGATGACAATGCGGAGATCATTCCAGAACTCGAGGACAGTGGCCTGCTCTCAAAGCTCCGTCACATGAGCTACGTTCAGGTCGGTGTTCCGTACGACTACGGCGGCTACTCGTTCGGTACCTCGATGTTGACGCTGTGGACGACTCTGACGTCGATCGCGAACACATCGAAGAAGCTCTCGATGGTCAAGATCGCTGATGACACGCAAGTGTTCGACGCGTTCCACAAGATCTACAAGAAGAGCAATCAGACGAAATGAAGTCACAACCCGGTCTTCGCAAGTACCGGGTTGTTTACTGAATATGATAGACTGATCATAAGGACTTAAATGGACAAACTCGTCATTGACTCTCGCACCGACTGGACGCCTGAAATCCTGCGCCGTGCTTGGGACGAAATTGCAAAGATCTCGGTCGAAGAGCTCGAGCTGGTTCCTGGCAAGGACCTGTACCCGAATCAGTTCGAGATCGTTTCGGCCGAGCAGATGCTCGATGCGTACGCCTCGATCGGTCTGCCAGTGCACTACAATCACTGGAGCTTCGGCAAGGAATTCCTGCAGAACCAGAAGTCGTACGAGAAGGGCCAATCCGGCCTGGCGTACGAAATGGTCATTAACAGCAATCCTTGCGTGAACCTGTTGATGGAAGAGAACCTTGCGTACATGCAAGTGATGGTCATGGCGCACGCTGGCGTCGGCCATAACGCAGTGTTCGCGAACAACGTGTACTTCAAGGAGTGGACGGCTGCAGGTTCGATCATCGACTACATGCTGTTCGCACGTGACTACATCCGCCATTGCGAAGAGCGGTACGGCGAGCGTGAAGTTGAAGAGGTGCTCGATGCTGCGCACTCCCTCGCATCGCACGGGATTGATAAGTACAAGCGGAAGCATCGTCCGCATCTGAGCGAAGAGCAACGTCTGAAGAAGCTCATGAGCGCCGATGACCAGCGCCAGCGTGAACTCGACGTGATCATGCTGAAGACGTCGCTGAATCGCGCCGATGAAGAAGAACTGATGCTCGACGAAGGCGAATCGTTCGAAGACGGCGAAGAGAATCTGCTGTACTTCATCATGAAGAAGTCGCCGAATCTCGAGCGTTGGAAGCGCGAAGTTATCCGGATCGTGCACAAGATCAATCAGTACTTCTCGCCGCAAGGTCCGACGAAGACTCTGAATGAAGGTTGCGCCACGTTCTGCCACTGGTACATCATGAAGCGTCTCGAAGAAAAGGGTATTATCACCCCCGACGCGTACATGGCTTATCTGCACTCGCACAGCGGCGTGGTCTTCCAACCGTCGTACAAGAGCAAGTACTACAGCGGCCCGAACCCGTACGCCCTTGGGTTCAACATCCTGAAGGACGTGAAGCGGATCTGCGAAGGCGGTGAATGGATCGAGAAGTCTAGTGGTCGTGAATGGGTCGCTATCACCGACGAAGACCGCGCATGGATGCCACATCTGGTCGGCAAGCGCTGGCAAGACATGATCAAGGAAGCTTCGTTCGAACACCGTGATGACTCGTTCATCCAGCAGTACCTGTCGCCGAAGGTCATTCGTGACATGAAGCTCTTCACTGTCGGAATTCGGTACTCGGAAGACGAAGACTACAAGCACCCGACTGCTACGGCTACGGTTGACGAGATTCACGATGACCTCGGTTACGCGAACATTCGGACTGCTCTGGCTCGCTCGAAGGAACGCGTGAACTACGTCCCGCAGATCGTGGTCGTGGACGCTGATTTGGAAGGTGACCGCACTCTCCATCTGCGGTACGATTCGTACATGGGCCGTGAGCTCGATGAGTCTGACGCCGAAGAAGTCGTGCAGTACCTGGACTTCCTCTGGGGTTACCCAGTCAGGCTCGAAGCATGATCTTCCTTGTTGCAGGGTCCGTTCGTAAAACGGACTATGAAGGGGAAACCAGAAGCTTCAAGGTAATCCGTCTCGTCGAAGCAGAAGACGAGACGGAAGCTGACCAGAAGTTCAGCGAGTACTTCAGGGCGAAGACTCGTGAGTACAGCACGTACTACTCGGCAACGGCGGACGAAATTAGTGAAATGATCGTATGAATACTGAATTCCAAACTGGTGACCGCGTGATCGTGAACGGGCACGGCGATCTGTACTTCGAGTACGAATCCCGTGCGTTCATCGGGAACGCGTGCACGGTCCTGAAGAAGACGAAAGGTGGTCTGTACCACGTCTCCTTGGACAGCGATCCGAAGAAGACGTACTCGCTGGCGAAGCGCAATCTTGACCCGATTCCCGATTACAGCTTGCCAGCTTTCGTGCAGGCAACGGAGCCCGGGGCAGTGCAGTACGAGATCATTTACAAGATCCCACCTCGGGGACCGAGACAGGTCTTCTACATCGAGCCTGATCCGACCAAGATCAAGCGAGCGAAAATACAGGCATTAGGTGACAAATAGCGTTCAGCTGTTCCATTGAAAATTCCGTTGTAAATAGAGTTCCACCGTTGCTTTTGACGGTGGAACTTTTATTGCTTTTACAAAGGAAAATTTCATGACAGCAATTTCTCAACTCGATCTTTCTACAACCTCGGCAATTCCAGCAACGCCACCCACAGGTGAACTCACCGTCACGGCAAAGGTTAGCAACAACAGCGTGCTTTACGGAGCACCGTATACCCGGCTGACAACCACAGATGAGTTTGGCAAAACTCGCAGTTTGGTGATCACTGACACGCCATCACTTGTTCTTGAAACTTCCGGTGGCAATGTGACAATCCCGACTGCCACAGCAGCAATTCCTACGTCTAGCTTCGCAACTGGACACGTACAGTTTGGAAATGCCGGTACCCCCGCAGCATCCCCATATTTCTGGGGTAGTTCAGACAGCACCAGCGCATATCTTGCGCTTGGGTACGATATGGCTGCAACAGGTTATGGACCCGCATCTGTGCCGACGACGATCATTATTGGTGGCCAACACAACATTATTTCTGATCCAAATTTGACATATTCGCCAAATCTGGCGCTTGGTCTGAATGTGCTGTCAAATGGAACGATGCTCTTGCAAGCTAAGTCAAACCCTGGCACGAGCTCGTCGTATGTCACGCTTCAAGCAAGCACTGGTATCGTCTTCAAGGACAATGCGAACGTGGTTCTGGCGACTGTGACCTCTGCAACAGGCAATCTCACGTTCCTTAAGAGCTCCGGCACGATTTCGTACAACGAATCTGGCGGTAACAAGCGGACGGGTGTGGCAACTCTCGTTGGTGGTACTGTGACGATTTCAGTGACAGGTCTTGCGTCCGGCAATCGCTTCTTCCTGACGAATCAGAATGGTGGCACAGCCCCTGGTTCGTTGTACGTCTCTTCGTGGAATTCGTCTGGGTTCACGATCAGCTCGACATCGGCAACTGACGACTGCAAGGTTGCATGGCTAATCACGAACAGCAACTAATCAGGTCCGCCTGAAATGAACGAGGGACCCTAGGGTCCCTTTCTTGTTTAGCCTATCACCTTCGCCGTTCGAGTGCAACCGGCGTCGCCTGGTGAGACCGAGCCGCTATACGACCCAGGTACCGAGCCTGGCCTTCGCCTCGTCGAACGGAATTCCGAGACCGGACTTCGTATCCCGAAGAACCAGGCTGATCACCCAACGTTCTTCGTTCGTGCTGTTGAACACTGCATGTGGCTGCCCAACGTTCACGAGGGTTGGTGTGCCAATTGATTGCGCATGTTTTGGCCGAACATCAGCTTCATTGATCTGGCCGTACGAAAATCCACAGATGTTCGTGGACGATTTGATCAACGAAGGATCATTCAATCGGTACCAGATCATCAAGCTTCCAGCCGCCCCGTAGCAGAAGTTCAGCTTTGCGAAGTTGTTCAGCTCGCCGCTGTCAAGGTGAACCCTGAGCTTCGCCTTTGGCGGGGTGTGAAAGATCTCGCAGACCGCGACACGCATGCCAATGCGATTCAGGAATTCCAGCAGCTTCATCGGGAGCTTTGCGGCTCCCATGGTCGTATGCAGGAACGATGTCCGTGGAACTTCACGGACTACGAGTGGTTCAAGATTACACTCGAACGGGAGTTTGATGTTTGCCGCGTACATTTCGTGTCCTAATGACCTTGATGACATACTGGCCTAAATCAAACCTACCGAAACGCGTATCCTTTGGGCGAGCATGATGATGACCATGCTCCCACTCACCGCCAGTAAAGAGAAGAAATTCCAACCAGCCCTGGTCAAGAGGGCCTTCGGAGTCGTGTGCGAAGACTTGGTGCGCGGACCCCACAAAGTGCAGCCACCCCAGAGGAATGAGGTAGCAGAACAGGAGAGCGTTCACTCCAAAAGCCAGCAGACCGAGAACTGCTCCAGCGACGACGAGGCTGTAGTAGTTGTGCAGGAATCGATGCATCGGATTCCGGTACAGTCGGCTGATTACGCGACGATTGAACGTCGTTGGTCGGTTCTTCTTCCAAAACAGATACTCCCAACCAGTGTAATGCGGATCTTTGTCAGTGTCAGAGTACTTGTGGTGCGAAGAGTGCATCCCCGCCCATTGAACCGTGGATCCATAAACGGCAAGTGTGCCTAGGATACCGAACGTCCAGTGCCAGAACTTGCTCGTCTTGAACGCAGCATGACAGAACAGACGATGCAGGCCGACCGTCACGCCCATCAAAATCCAGAGCGTAAAGAACAGCATTGGCAGCAGCCAAAGCAGACTAGCCGCGCCCGTGCAAAGCAAGTATCCACCGTACAGCATCGCCGCGAAGCCGACATACGACGCGATTGGCGTCATCAGCAGGCGGTGTCCGAAGATTTTGTCAGGCCTAGTCATGGAATTCGAGAAGAATGACGTCATGAAGCGCAAGCACTTCACGAGGTTCTGATGTTCTAAATGTTTTTTCTTCAGTGAACTCTTTGCCGTTCACTTCGACCGAACCGAGACAGACGAGAAAAGCGCCGTGCATTGTCTGCATCTCGCCTTCCTTCAGCTCGTGCTTCGTAACAGTAGGAAGCTTCCCGTCGTTGATCTTTGCTGGGATGCAGATCCGGGTCGTTGGTTCGACGTACGTGATCTTGAACTCTCCACCTTGACCGACAACCTCGTGTTCTGAAGACAGAACACCAGGAACCCGATCCTTGCGGAGAACACCATCCAACTCGAACTGAGCCCGACCCTTAGTGAACAGGGTCAGAGCTTCAGTCATCATTGAGTCGCCGTCAACCGTCTGCCAACACCCTTCAGGGAAGTCGCGGAACGTGATAATCCATTTGAACGCCCGCTTGATGCGGGTTTCATCTTTCTTATCTGCTCCGTGGAGGGTCTCGAGCACGGCAGGACCTTAAGCTTGTGCTTCGCGGACTTCTTCGAGCACTTGATAGATCAGAGCGCGAAGGTACTCTTCTTGCCAGTCGCCAACAGTCTGAGCCACTTCAGGTGTAGCCACTTCCATGCTGGACTTGTCGACGGTAGTTGTGCCACCCAAGCCGACTTGAACGTCCGCGCTTGGCGTGACGTCTACGACACGCTGCCATTCAGTCGTTGGCGCATAGCTGCGAACGTGTTCTTCAACATTAACTCCCTCAGCAGGAATTGGAATGTTCAGTGAACGTGCGAGGCCTGGCGCGCCATCAGGCGTGTACTTCACGACCATGTGATGAGTAGCCATGTCAGTCGATTCAACGACCCAAGAGAAAACGAAAATTGTCATGATGTTCCTTAGAAGTTCGAACTATTTATTCTGGCCGGATTAGCCGTTCATGGCGCCGTACGTGTTTCCCCAACCTGCGGGCCAGCTGATAATACTTGTGTTGTCAACGGCGGTTCCTGGGGGTCCACCACCTGCACCACCTGTTTGGCCGGCGTTCACGCAACAACCGTCAGGTCCACCGCCACCAGCACCCCAGTTACCTTGGTTGCCGCCGGCCCCGCCATCACCACCGGCAACAGCCCCACCGATAACTCCGCGACCTCCACCGCCGCCAGCGTAGTCCCAGCTCGCATTGCCACCGCCAGCACCGCTTGCAGCGCCAGCACCGCCAGCTGCGTAGCCGCCGCCGCCGCCACTACCGAATCCACGGCCTCCTCCGCCACCGCCTCCTCCGCCATGATAGTAGTTCGTTGTTGGGTACTTGCCGCCAGTTGAAATACCATTTCGCGCTGCGCCGCCGCCACCGCCACCACCGCCGCCGCCACCAATTTGGCCGTAGTTATAGAGTGTCATCGACCCGCGAGCAACAAGGGCTGGCCCACCGCCACCACCGCCGCCGGCTCCGCCGAGAGTGCCATTGTTTGAGGAAGCACCACCACCGCCGTTTCCACCTCTACCGATGATGTATGAGTTGTTTGTAAGAATGATGTTTGACCCGGCAGCATAACCCTGCCCCATGTCCCACGCCCAGTTTCCAGTACTACCAGAGTAACAGACGTTGTTGTTCACGATGTCCGCGTAAACGGGGGAACCACCATTCCAGCCGTTCGCGAGAAGCTGATTCCGCAGGTTGTAATCCTGTGTGGCAGAACCGAGAGTCTGCCAGAATGTGAACGTTCTAGTCACATTCCGGAACGTGCCAACTTGAAGTGCGCCAGATGATGCAATCGTTCCGTACCCACCGCTTGAAGTACCAGCAGATACGTAATTTCCTGAGCCGTACCCGCCGTTATTTCGGTAGTATTCGCTTAGTGAAATTGGATTACCACCACCGAACTCACCCTGGAGCGTGCTGAAAGAAACTGAACCAGTTCCGATCGTCATCTTAGTATCTCCAGTTGTCGGCCTCGATCAGGACGTTATCCGCCAGATCGCGCATCTGCATCGCCATACCACCAGGGCCTTCAGAGTTATTGATCTGGATTTCAATCAGATTACCACCTGGAATGAGATTGAATGTGTTCGAAGTGTACACTGCGCCGAAGCCCATGTTCGTGGTCAGTCCGATTTGAACACCGTTCACGTACATGTCGGTCATGATATTGTCGGTCGAACCAACAAGCTTACCTGTGACGTTCCCACCGCGATTATTCCACCAGACTGAACGCCACCAGATTGAACCTGTGACCCCGGCCGCTTGAGCATTCTGATTCACCCACAACCAGTTCCAGATACCGGTATTCCAGCCAGGAGAAACGCCGTTCGTGTTGATACCGAGCGTTCTACCTTGGGAGGTGAACATGTTACCGAGAGTCGTCGCGCCCCAGTTGTTGAAGAAGCCGAGCACACGACCGAAAGAGCCGGCCCAGATCGGATAACCTGCACCTTCAGATGCGATCGCCCAACCAGCACCACCGCCTCCACCACCGCCAGCTTCCGTGTATCCACCACCAGCATAACCTGGTTGGCCAAGATTACCGCCATTGCCGCCAGCGCCAGACAGTCCGCCGAGATTAGCACCACCAGCACCACCACCGTAGAATTCAGAGCGTGCGCCCCATTGGCCAGCGCCCGGTCCACCGAAGTTATTTCCTGGAGCTCCACCGCCACCGCCACCTTGCCAGCCAGCTCCACCGCCACCACCGCCACCAGAGCCTCGGTTGTAGTACGGAGTCTTGCCACCAACGTATTGACGACCACCTGCACCGCCACCGCCACCACCGCCACCACCGGCAATGATGCCGTAGTTGATCAGGTATGTTGGGTGACGAAGAACAAGTCCATGACCGCCCGTACCGCCTCCACCACCGCCAGTTGGAGGATCTCCGCCGTTACCACCGCCTCCGCCCTGACCGCCGCGGCCAACAATGTACCCGTTGTTGTACAGCGTCATCGTTGAACCAGCAGGAAGTGCATCAACGAAGAACGCGGCATCCGTAGAGCCGTAACCCGAGCTGAACACGCCAACACCTGGATTGACCGTGACGGTCGCAATCAGAGGAACAGCGCCATTCCAACCTGCAGCCACAGCCGCCGCAGTCACGGAGTATGTCGCGCCTCGGTCAGAATAGATCGTGTCATTGAACACGAAGTTCTTGTTCAGACCTAGGAAGTTGCCGATCGAGATCGTGCCGGTGTTTGGCACGGCGCCTTGTTGATACGCGCTCGTAGGAGCAGGGTTCGAAACGTACGCGCCACCTTTGTAGTACTCATTCAGGCCGATGGGTCCACCACCGCCGAACTCATTTTGGATGTCTAGAAGACTGGCTGGGCCGGTAGGAACTGTCATGCTTGACCTTTAAGAGCAGCGATTTCTGCTTTCAATGTTTTCATCTCGGTATTTAGGTCCTTCAGAGCCTCAATCAAAAGGCCAACCATGTTCCCGTACGCAACAGACAGAGTACCGTCAGCATTCTCAAGGACAGCTTCAGGCAGAACTGCTTGAACTTCCTGAGCGATCACACCAGTTCCGCGCTGTTCATCTTCGATTCGAGTGAAGTTCACTCCGCGAATCTGCTGAACCCGATCCATGGCACCAGTGATAACCTCGATGTCCTTCTTCTTGCGGATATCCGAGAAAGCGGTAATGTCACCAGCCATCGTCAGATTGCCGGACATGTCCATCTGGAGTCTGTTCGCCGATGCCGACCAACCACCGATACGGAAGACGTTGTCAGAGTCGAGACCCATGTTCAAACCGAACGCACCAACTCGGTGGAACGACATTGTCGCGCTTGTGGCACTCGGAGCGAATGCGCACATATTACCAGACTGGCCTGTGTAACCGGTTCCATTCGTCGATTGGAAGTTCTGACCGCCAGTCCAGGTGTATGTGCCGCCGAGCGCGTTCGAAACGCTGTACGTATTCGATGCGTCAGTTGCAGAGGCTGCGCTTGTCGCGTACCCTGCATTCGTCGCGTACCCTGCGTTTCCAGTGATGTTGATCGTCCAGGTACCAGAAGCGCCACCGCCAGTTGCTGATGGAGCTCCGATCGAGTTGTACGAAATGGTCGTGTTCGCACCACCATTGAATCCTGTACCGGATGCAGCACCTGCTCCGCCATTGTTGAACGTGACGGTGTTCACCAATCCAATGTTGATGCTCGCGCTGCCGTCAAAGGCCACACCGTTGATGGTGCGGGCTGAAGAAAGCACTGCTGCAGCTGCAGCAGTTCCTGTTACGTTGATACCCCACGTACCAGAAGCGCCAGTACCCGTGAGAGATGGGGCGCCGATCGAGTTGTACGAGATTGTTCTAGCAGCCGATCCGTTGAACGTGCTGCCAGAAGCTGCGCCACCACCTGCACTTGACAGAGTGAGCGCGAAATTTGTGTTCACTGCGATGTCAGCAGAACCATCGAACGGAACACCGTTGATGTTCCGCGGCGTTTCCAAACGTGTTGCCGTCGTTGAAGTCGCTGCATTCCCGGTGATTGAGATACCCCAGGTACCTGTTGCTCCAGTACCATCCAACGCAACAGCTGCTGGATTAGAACCTGCAGTAACGCGACCCTTCGAGTCAACAGTGACCGATGTGTACGTGCCAGGAGTACCGACGTTCGTCAGAGCAAGTTGAGCATTACCGGCCGTTGAGCTTGCAAGATTGTCAACGGTCGTCATGATACCACCGCCAACATAAACGTCAACGACAAGATTACCGCCGCCGTCGAATGTCAGTCCATGCGCTTCCTTGATCGAGACAAGACCACCGACTGCAACGTTCACGCCATTGCCGGCAGAGGTGATAACTGGACCAGAGATCGAGGTGTACGTGATTGGATCAGTGCCAAGAGCCGTGATTGTCGCGATCTGAATGAACGTACCCTTACCATTCACTGTACCGCCAGCAAGCGTGAAAACGGCCTGCTGAGTCATCTCATTTGGATCGTTCGCGTCATTTGCGCGTGGCCAGGCACCAGTTGCTGCAGTGTAGATACCGTTCTGGCTTGCAGATGCTTGGTCCTTCACGAGGACACGATCACCAACCGAGAGAGCAACACCGTCAACAGTTTGCAGACCGCTCAAGGTGATTGGAGTTGAAGTCGCGACCCGAACTGGAGTCGTCCAGTGCAGACCTTGAACGTACACGTCCACGTAGTCTTTGTTCACGGCATCAGAGCCGGAAGTCGGAGTCGGAACACCAGTGATCTTTGCACCACCAGACAAGATCAAGTTCCCAGTGATCGTGTCACCGGACTTCGAGACCTTCGTGCTTGTGAGCGTGCTCAGAGCCGAGGAAACCGTAGCTTGGCTGATTGATGTCAGGTACGAGTCAATTCCAAGGATACGATTCACGTCAGCAGAAGAAGCCGTCAGAGCAGTCAGGAACGAGTACATTCCTGTGCTGAGGTGCTTGTTCGTATCTGCGATGTGGCCATTCACTGTCGCAGTCAGAGTCGTCAGATCAGTGAGCGCCTGTGGAACTGCGTTCAGATTCGCAGCAGTCAGAGTCGGCAGATTCAGCGCATCGAGGAACGTGTTCTGATTCGCTGTCAAGTGCAGCGTCAGATCAGTCATGTGACCTGGAAGCTGATTCACCGAGGTTGCTGACAGGGTCGGCAGATTCAGACCATCGAGGAACGTGTTCTGATTCGCTGTCAAGTGCAGTGCGACATCAGAAGCGTGTGTACCGGCAGTCGAGGTGATCGTGTTCAGCTGAGTCTGAATCGACGATGTGACACCGTCAACGTAGTTCAGCTCGGTAGCCGTGAGCGTTCCAGCAAGACCATCCAGCAGAGTGTTCTGTGCTGGAGTCAAGTGCATCGCGTAATCGGATTCGTGCGCAGCACCGAGGGTACCGACGTTGATGAACGTCCAACCGAGCGTCGTCATGTACACGCGGAGCTGTTCAAGGTCCGTGCGATAGAAGAACTCGCCGACGTTAGGCGTAGAAGGATCAACGGTACCAGAAGGTACCGTCAGATTCATAATCGCAGAACCTTCTACGATTTGTGGACGGTCAATAAGCATAAACGTTCTCTGAAGTGACCGTCTATTTATGATCAGCCAGGCATTCCGTTCGCAGCATGCGTGACGTCACGTTGCTTCGCCAGATGGATGTACAGCGAATGGAGCATCACGTACAGATCGATGTGATTCGCCGTCTGACCGATTTCGTCACCGGTTGCTGGATTTACCAGTGGGAACACGCCTTCTGGATTGAATTCAACCCGAACTGCGCCAACTGGAGTAACTGGCTGATTGAAAGTCGTACCATTCAAAGTAACGACGTCTTCCTCAGTGAACGTGACGGTCTTCGCACCGGTCAGTGGATTGTCAAGAGTCACGCCCTTAGCACGGCGCCATGCCAATGCTTCTGCTACTGTTTCGCGATAATCAGCCATTTTCGTTTTCCTTCAATTTTGCTTCCAGTGCTTCCACCTTAGCTGTCAATTCTTTAATGGCCTCAATGAAGAGACCTGCCATATTTCCGTACGCAACAGACAGCGTGCCGTCTGAATCTTCGTGAATCACCTCAGGCAGAACAACTTGAACTTCCTGAGCGATAACTCCGGTACCACGAACATCATCTTCGATACGAGTGAAGTTCACTCCTCGAAGCTGATTAACCCGAGCCAGAGCATCAGCGATTACCTCGACGTCTTTCTTCTTACGAATGTCAGAGAACGCGGTGATGTCTCCGGACATTGTCAGATTGCCGGACATGTCCATCTGGAGTCTGTTCGCCGATGCCGACCAACCGCCAATGCGGAAGTAGTTGTCAGGGTCAAGACCCATATTGATCGCGTACGCGCCACCTCTGTGGAACGACATCGCGGCGGAACCGCCATCAGTAGAGTACGCTTCCAGTGTATACGTGGTTTGACTACCTGAGTACGAGCCAGATCCTTTGTTTGACCTGAAGTACTGAGTGGCTTCTGGCCAGGTGTACGATAGACCAACTGCACCAGAAATAGAATTCGTGTTCCCAGCAGTCGTTGCTGAAGTTGCGGTCGTTGCTGTAGTGGCCGTTGTAGCTGATGTGGCGGTCGTTGCCGATCCGGCCGTCGTAGCTGACGTGGCAGTGCTGGCATTACCATTCAGCGTGCCATTCAACGTGCCATTCAACGTGTTCGTGAACGTGATCTGCCCATCCGCTGCAATCGCCAAGATCGAACTGCCGAGCGCTCCCAAGTTACCGCGGTACAGAGTCGCAGTGCCATTTGGCGTATCAGGTGTCTTCAGAACGAAGTTGTTCGAAGCAGTGACGCTGTCGCCAAGCTGAATCGCTCGTAGTTTGAGATTGGACATCGGGTATTTATGCCGCTGGGACGAGCATCTTTTCCATCAAACGCAGGTTAGCTTCGTTCCGTTCGAAACCGCTTGGAAGTTCACTTGCCATGGCCATCTCTTCACGAGTGCCTGAGATAGCGAGGCCATTCTTCAGACGGAACTGGATATCGTCGTTCACGAGCTCGTCAATTGCGAGACGGGCGCGTTCACGGATTGCGTTCTGAATCCATTCGTCAGCACTCAGAGCGACATAATTTAGACCCTTGACTTCAATGTCAGTGAGTTCGATAGTGAATGTTTGAGACATAGTTTTCCTTATCCAATGAGGGTAATTGTGGTGCTGTTGTGATTTGATCTGTACATGCCTGGGCTGTTACCAGCCGGACTTGGCGCAGTGTTCACACTGATCTGAATGGTGTCGCCAACAGCGAGCTGCACCATGGTCTGGAATAGTGAAGGGGTCCAAGCATCATTCGTGTACCAGCAATTGAATCCGTACACCGCGCCGTTCTTGATGATCCCGATGTAGCCGTACTTGATGTCAGTGGCGACCGTATTGTTCCCCGAGCCATTTACGATATGCGCCGTGGAAACGAAATACAACCCAGCTACTGGTGCCGTGAAAGTCGTATTGCCGGTCCAGGCTCCGCTATTGAGCGTTACCGAATTAATGTTCTGCGGGTATTCACTCACGACCGATCCGTCAATGATCGTTGAGCCGTGCATGGCCGGGTAATTTGGGCTGATCACTCGCCCACCGCTGTCAATCTTGGCTCCGGCCGCGCCGAAGCTAAAGTCAGAACCACCCGTGAGTACGAAGCCATTGATGTCCAGTGCCATTACTTGACCAATCCACAGAAGAAGTTACCATGTCGATCCCCGCCGTACCAACCGTTTGCGGAGGACGCAGGACTTGGAGCCAGATTAATCGCGAAGGAAATCGTGTCACCAATTGCGCAGTCAACCACCGCAGACAATGAAACGTGCGAGTAGTGCGTTGCAGTATTCCAGTGGCTGAACGCCCACGCTCCACCGTTCTTGATGATCGCGAAGTACCCGTACCCAACCGTGTCGTTCCCTTGAGCTAAACCATTCGCAATACCGTTCATGCCAGCCAAGTATCGGCCAGCTACAGGGCACGTGAACTTCCCAGTGCTGTTGTTCCAGGCGCCACCAGTGTTCAGATTAACTGAACCCATGACCGCAGAAGCAGTCCGTACGTTGTTACCCTGGCTGCCGAAGTGCCCCTGAAAAGCGACGATTTGTTCGCGTGTCAGTCGGCCAGACGAGTCAACTTTCAACCACGGTGTTCCACCGTTGTCGATCGAGAAGTTCGTTCCTGCTGAAGAGGAGAGAGTAATCCCAGCTACGTTGAAAGCCATCAGCTAACCCTCGTAATCCAAATGTGGTGATGAGAATCAGGATACCAGCCGTAATTGCCCGATGCCGCACCAGCATTAACGTTCTGCAATGGCGCGTTATTCACATGGAACCGAAGCGTGTCGCCAGCTGCGCAGTCGAACAGTTGGCAGGTACCGCCCTGACCCCACGAGTTCGTCTGTGAAATGTTGAAGTGCATGTACGCGGAGTTCACGTTGTTCTTAGAGAATCCAGCATACCCGTGCGTGCCGGCCGAGCCGTACCCGTTCATAATCCCAGCAGCCGAGCAGAGATAACGTCCAGCGATCGGGCATGTGAACACCCCAGACGCGATGTGACCGGACGTCCACGCGAACTGATTGAGCGGCCATGGACCATTCGAGGGGCTGTACTGATTCGAATCGGAACCGGGTGAGCCCTTCCATCCGCTGAAACCTGGCTGCTTCGTCACTGGAGCAGCGACACCAGCTGAATTGAACGCCATCCCACCAATAGTGAGTCCACCGCCAGAAACAATGATCTGTTGTCCGTTCGCGTCGATCATGATGTCTGCGCCTTCGCTGGAACAACACTTGGATCAACTTCGATCAGAGCGAACTTGAATGTCTTTCCAGACTTGTTGTTATACAGGAACAGATCCTCTTCACCTTCGACGATCGTGTAGTCACCGATACCATTCGAGAGTTGCAAGTCATTCGTGTAAATGTTTCGCCAGCGAAGTGAAGCAGATCCGAGATCGGCGACGTTCGTAACTGTCGGGAGGATGTGACTCACGCTGTTCACGTTCCCAACAGCTGCCGTTCCAGATGTGCTGAATCCACCAGCAACGAACGTGCCAGTCGACGACAGCGTGCCGGAGATTGTCATTGAGAGAGCTGTAGTGATACCAGAGACGGAGTCGATCTTCAGACGATCAACGCCATCAACCATGAGGTATACGTCGGTGCCGGAGCCGGCTCTAATTCCTGCTGTTGCCATAATTTATACGATTGTCCAAGTTGAGCCGCTCGGGATTGTCACTGTTTTGCCAGATGCGATAGTGATCGGTCCAGCGGACATTGCGTTCTTGTTCGTCGTGACAGTGTAGTCGTTGTTCACGGTGATGTCATTCTCGAAGAAGATCTTGTCGCTGCCACCGCCTCGTGCAGCGACGGCTGCCGACAATACGTACGCAGTGCTCGCGGCTGTAGTGTCATTCGTGCCTGGTGAAGCGGTTGGGATCGTGACCGTGCCAGTGAATGTTGGATTCACCTGTGGTGCGAATGCAGCCGTTTGCGCAGTGCTGACCGGCTTATTCACGTCACTCGTGTTATTCACGTTCCCAAGGCCGACTTGGGCTGCAGTGACAGAGTGCGGATTTGAAGTATTGCTGAAGTGATCAGAGAACTGCTTCTGCAGCTTGCCAAATGCGCTCAGCACTGAATCGCCAGCAGTGATTACCGCGTTCGTAGCGGTACTCAGACCAGCCAGGATCGTTCCGAGGACACGAGACTCGGTGAAGTACTTATTCGTGCTACCTTCGGTCACTGCATCAGTCGAGCCGGGAGATGCAGTGATTTCAACGTACACTGAACCTGTCCAGCGGTACGGCTTGTTCGTATCCAATGCAACGTAGATCTTACCAGTCTCTCCAGTGCCAGGGAACGCAGCAAGATTCGCGGCTTCGAGAACGTCGTCAACGTAGCTTGGGAGCTGAGCCGTTGGGACCTTACCGCCAGAATCAAGAGATGCAACACCGTTCGCGGCGCCAACCAAAGAGGTGCTGACCTTAGCAGCCACGTCTGTGAGTGTCGCGAGAGTGCCGGTTGTCGGGAGCGTGACGTTCGTGCTGCCAGTGGCTGTCAGTGTGATACCACCGCCCGTGGTAGTGAAAGCAGCACCAAGAGTAAGATCACCGCCAATGGTCAGAACACGACTGGCATTGTTCAGCTTCCAAGTCAGGACCGTACCAGCCGAGGCCGTGTCGTTGTACTGATGAGTCAGGAAGAACGAGCCAGAACCGATGTTCTGCATCTTCACGGATGTCAGTGACAGTGCGCCCGTTGCCTTGTCGAACGTGAAGCCTGAATTTCCAGCAAGCGCGCCGCCATCGTTGAACTGAACTTGCTTATCGGTTCCAGCAACGCCTACAGAAGCTGGTGTCCATGCAGCGTTCTTTCGAACGTAGTTCTGCCCATCTGACGGAGCATCGCCGATCTTCAGTGCGATTGCAGCAGCTTGCGCTGTGCTGACTGGCTTGTTCGCGTCACTGGTGTTATCCACATTACCGAGACCGACCAT